AAGAAATGCAAAGGCTCATAATAATGCCGTATCAGCCACAGAAAGGGCAGCCGGTGCCTCTGAAAGAAATGCCGCAGCCACTGAGAAGGAAGCAGCAGCAGCAAACGCAGCAGCGGCAGCAAATGAGAAATTGGCGGCAGCAGAAGAGAAAACAGCAGCAGCCGGTGGAAAAACAGCGACAGGGCTTGGTGGAGTTATTGGTAAGGTAAAGGATGGGGCAGCAGCAATGTTCTCATTGGCAAACATTGGTAAATTCCTTGTAAATACCCTCAAAATGCTTGGTTCAATGGCAATATGGGGTGCTATTATATGGGGCGTCACAGAACTTGTTGGTTGGCTTACTAAATGGGTAAAGGGAAATGCAGACCTAATAAGGTCAGAAGACCTTGTTAAGAACGAAATGGAGCAAGTCAATCAGAAATTAAGGGAAAGACTTGAACTTAACAAACAACTTGATACCGGACAAATTGGTGGCAAATATGTTGTTATGACTGCTGATGAAAAGGCTTATGGAGAGGCATTAAAAGAAACAAATAGACTTCTTGAAGAAAAGATAAAACTCCAAAATGAGGATAACAAAATTGACGCAAAGCCGATAACATCCTCTATGATGGGAGATAAGGGCGTTACTACTTTTGGTGGTTTCACAGAAGGTATTAAAGGCATTGAGGATTTCACAAGTAGATATAATCAGTTAAGCGAAGCCATACAAAAGAACACAGGCCTCGTAATGAAGAATGCGCAAGGAATCGAAATATGCCACTTATCTGCTTCTGATGCAAGGGATGAACTTGCGCACTTGCAGCAACTCATTGTAGGTGACTTTGTTTCTGCAATGAAATATTTCGATACTTCAACAAGAGATGGTGTGATGGCCTTGGATGCATTCATAAAAGAAAATGATAGGCTTACCAATGGTATATATTCCTCTGCATTGGCAAATATGGGCAACATCATTAAGGATGCAGGTTTAAAGGAAGCACTTCAACAGCAAATGTCTCTTATCAATAACTTCAGAACATTCCTTCAAAACAGTGATGCTCAAGTAGAAAGGGATTTGCAAGGTCTTTTGAAAGGCGCATTGAACGCAGTAAATAAGGATAACGTAAGTTATTGGCAAGGTGAGGTAGATAAGAAATATGATGCAATTATTAATGAGGCCAAGGAAAAAGGAAGGCAATTAACTATTCAGGAAGCCGCCACACTTGAAGCCGGTAGAAAGGCTGAAAAGGAACAGATAGCCAAATCCATGAACTCAAGGTTAACATCTGAAAGAAATAAGTATAAGAAACTTGAAAATCAGCAGTTAAAACTTGAGGATGAGTTCCGGCAGTTAAGGGTTAAGGCAATGAGGGAAGGCCTTGAAAAGGAACTTGCTGAAATCGAAGCCAATAAGCAGAAGGAACTTGATAAGTGGAAGGGCAATGCTGAGGCCATAAGGCTTGTTAACATCGTCTATGATAGGGAAATCCTTAATGCCAAAAAGAAGTGGGCAAAGGATATAAGAGACGTATATCAGGGGCTTGCTGATGACATCTATAAGATAATGGCTGATGTCAATAACCGGAACCTTAATATATCCCAATCAAAAACTGAGAGAACAGCAGACGAAAATAAGGATAAGGCCTATGAAACAAATATTGACCTTTCTAATCCACATGATATAGACAATTATAGAAAGTATTCAGAGGAAGTTGTAAAGATTGAAACTGATACCAATAATAAACTATATCAATTGGAGCAACAGCGCATACAGAACCAATATGATGCCGCTGTGAGAGAGGAAAACCTTAGACATAAGAATGTACTTGATTTAGAAGCTCAGGAAAAGGTTATTGCAGAGATACAGAAGCGAACCAAGGAAGATGGTTCATTCATACCTGAGGACGATGAAAATGCTTGGGCAGAGTTTGAAAAATCCCTTTCAGAACAACTTAAAAATGCAAATGGTAAGTTGGCTGATGCTTATAACTCCGGTAAGATTTCTTTCAAAGATTTCGTCACATTCACAATGCAAGAACAGGAAGCGTTCAATGCAAAGATGGATGTGCTTGAAAAGGAAAGGCAGAATACATCAGAGGAAAACGTTAAAAAAACAAATGATAGAAATTATCAGTCCTATGCCGATTATTATGACCGGTTGTTTAACACTGTTAAGGAAAAGCAAGACGATATAAACAATGAACTTGAAAAGGGTGAAAAAGCATCAAGAAATAACCCGTTCCAAATTATAAATCTTGCTCAATATACAAAAACTCTTAACACAGCAAAAGAACAATTCACAAACTTAAGGGAAGAACTTGTACAAGAAAAAGCAAAACTTGAGGCTGACCTTAAGGCAAAAAAGATTAAACCGGAAGAGTTCACCATTAAGAACAGTGAGTTGGACAAGCAGATTGAGAGCATTGATAACTCCCTTGCTGAAATAAATGCCAAATCAAAGGATAAGATTGGTGAGTTTGTACGGGATATTAGTCAATATGTACAGGCAGTAGGACAAGGCTTGCAGGATATTTTATCAGCAGTATGGAATGCTCAGGATGCTGAATACGACAAGCGCATGGAAGAACTCGATAAGTTCATAGATGAGTATGAGGAAAAACTTGACAAGCAAAAGGAAATCACCGAGGAACATGCAAATGAGGTGGATAGAATCGAAGGTGCATTGGCATCCGCAAGAGGTGATAGACGGGATGCGCTTATCGATAAGTTAAACGCTGAAATGGCTGCTCAACGAGAATCTTTGGCCCAAGAAAAGAAGATGGAAAAGGAGAAGAAAAAACTTGAGGCCAAGAAGGAAAAGGAAGCCCTTGAACAAAAGAAGAGGGAAAAGCAAAGAGCAGTTATACAGGCAATCATATCAACAGCATTGGCAGTTGCAAATGGTCTTGCAACACAACCATTTATGCCGGTGGGTATCGCAATGGGAGCATTGGCAGCAGCATTGGGTGCAGTTCAGATTGGTATCATATCATCACAGAAGTATGCTGAGGGTGGTGTCCTTGAAGGAAAGTCTCATAGAGAGGGTGGTATCAAAGTCTTAGGAGGTAGAGCCGAAGTGGAAGGTGGAGAATTTATCACAAATAAATACACAACTTCAAAGAACGTTGACCTATTAGACTATATCAACTCAAAGAAGAGAAAACTTAATATAGAAGACTTTATCGAATTTTATTCATCCGGCAAGGTTAAGAAATCGGTACAAGCACCGAGGTATGCTTTTGCAGAAGGTGGACAGTTACCAACCTTAAGGAATGATATATCTGTAGGAAACACCCTTACAAATGCGCTTGCAGACTATAATAATCGTCCTGTTGTTGTTCAGGTGAAGGACATCATAAATGGTACTGACAGAGTTAAAAAGGTTCAGGTAATGGCCGGTTTGGAAGAATAACCATGATATGTTTATATAAAAATACCAAAAATGGAAAACAAATGGCATGATATAAATATCAAGGATAAATTGGCCATAATAACCGCAATAGCAGCCTTTTTAATTGGATGGGGCTTGACAATATGCGGCTTTGTCTTGCCCCCTGTAGCAGAGGTCGCTGATTCAGTCTTATGGATTTTAGGGCAAGCAATGATATATGCCGCATCGGTCTTTGGGGTGAGTGCTTATTTTACTTCAAGCACTCGCCGGTCAAAGGCAGAAATTGAGTCATATTTTGATAAGCGTTTAGAACATGAAAGGCGTATAAAAGATGATGAAGAATAATGTTTTGATATGGGTAGTTTTAGGTATATTATTTATTATTTTTTTGGGTTATAAAAACCGGAATAATATTTTGAAATACTTAACTATAGAAAAAGTAAATACTGATACGATTATTGAAACAAAAACAGATACCTTATGGAAAGACACAACGATATGGAAGTATAAATTAATGCCGGTAAAAGAAGAAATAATAAGGCATGACACTATTAAAAGTGATACAACGCCAATAACCATACCAATAACATCAAAACACTACACAGATACCATATGTGCAACCGGCGACACAATAAGAGTTCAGAGTTATATCAGCGGATACAAGCCAAGTCTCGACTCTCTAAGAGTGTATATGAAAAAGCGAGAAATAATAAAAACGAATACAATAACGATTACAAATACAAAGTATAGACGAATAGGAATAGGACTTCAAGCCGGCTATGGATATGGGTTTAGGTCAAAACAAATAGAACCATATATAGGTGTTGGCGTATCTGTGAATTTTTGATAAAAGTCAAGAAAATGCCCTTTTTTTTCATTCTGTTGCGTTAAAACCCGTCGGATGGACAACTTATCGTCTGTTTATGTAAAAACGCAGTATGAAGAAAATTAGAGACTTTTTCAGATGGTATTTTAAAGCCCAATCTGAATTTTATGTAAGAGCAATGGAGGCCGGGGTTAACCCATTTATGTAAAGCCTCCATTTTTTTAATATGTTTATAATGTATGGAATTAAAAAATTGTAAAAAAGAACAGCATATAATTAAGGGCGCACAGGACTATGAAATATATAAGTGGATAGCACCGGATGGTTATCACTTCATTGGTCCTGATGGTGTAAACTACGGGCATATTATATGGGCAGGAAAAACATTGAGCACATCATCATATGCTCTCGCTCCGGATAAAACCTATAAATATGAAAAAATGGATAGCAATAATTCTACTAACACTAACAACGATTCAGATTAACCCTATGGCAGACTATAAGAAACTAATACCAATAGTAAAGAAATGGGAAGGTGGTTGGGCAGGCAACATCGATGGTATGGGATGTACTAATTCCGGTGTAACTCTTACTACTTTCAGAAACTTCTATGGTCAAAAGAAAAACTGCAACGACCTTAGAAAGATGACCAATGACCAATGGGAACTTATCTTTAAGCATGGTTTTTGGGATAAATGGCAGGCTGATAGCATAGAAAATCAAAGCATAGCAAATCTGTTGGTTGACTACGTTTGGGCATCAGGGGTTTATGGTATCAAATACCCTCAAAGAATATTAGGTGTTAAAGATGATGGAATAGTAGGGCCAAAGACGTTGGCTGCTATAAATAATCATCCAAATCCTGAGGAATTGTTTAACAAGTTATGGAAGAGAAGGGAAAACCACTTTATTTCCATTGCGAAAAACTCTTATAAAAAGAAGTTCCTTAAAGGATGGCTTCGCCGGTTGAATGATTTCAAATATGAAGGATAATATATCAGGCACCGTTTAATATTTCGCTACCGGACTTGATTATGGGCATAACTTAAGTGTTATGCTCATTTTTTTTACAAGAATATGTTTATATAAATTGTTTGCAAATGGCAAAGAAGAAACTTAAGAAATATATAGTTAACGCTGATGAAAGTGATGTGTTTGCAATATCAGTTGTGGACGCACCGGCTGTTGAATCAGAGTTTATAGCGCTTGCAAAAGACAAGGAAGCATTATACTTCAAAGATGAAGAAAAACACATGCTGTATGGGTGTGCGTTAAGGACTGATTACCCGATGTACAGAAACAGCGAAAAGTTTGGCGAATATTATGTTGAGTTCTCAAAGGAAAGTGTTGAGAAAATGGCAAGACGTTTTATGAAAGCCGGATATCAAAACAATTGGACTGAGGGGCATCAAAAGGAAGCAGAAGGACTTACCGTTGTGGAGAGTTGGATTAAGACTGACCCATATAAGGATAAATCACTTGCATTGGGCTTTGGAGAGGAATGTGCTGTTGGTAGTTGGTTTGTTGGCTGCTACGTTGATAGTAACGATATATGGGAAAAGGTTAAAAAGGGCGAATATAAGGGCTTTTCTGTTGAGGCATTATGTTCGTTGGATGAATTAGAATTTAATAAAGTAAATGATATGGATATGACAAATGATGAAACGTTTTGGCAGCGAATGAAAGGACTGCTAAAGGAAGTGTTTGGACAGATTAACGAACCGGAAGTTAATCTTGTAGAGGAAAACCTTGAGGAACAAGCGCCTGTTGTAAATGAAGAACCGGTTGTTAACAATGATGAGGTTGTTGAAACCACTGTTGAAGAAAAGGTGGAAGAGGTTGTAGAAACTGTGGAAGAACCAAGCAAGCCTGATGAATCAGGTGAAGAAGAGCCGGCAAAAACAGAACCAAATCCATTGGAAGATTTAGTAAAGAACCTTCAAGACGAGTTAAAGGCTTTGAAGGAGGCAAATGCTGAGTTGCAGAATAAGGTTAAGGAATTGGGCAAAAAGCCATCTGCAAGACCGGTTAACACCAACGCAAAACCAAGTGCTGCTGATACTTATGCACAATGGCGTTCACAGATGGGTAAGTATATAAATGGTGGCTATTAAAAGCAAAAAAACCATACATATGTTTAGAATGAATAATTATTAAAAAAATTAAATAAAAATGGCAAATATTACCGATTTTACAAATATTAGTTATTGCGGAAAAGAAGCCAACGAGATTTTTTCAAAGGACTTGTTCGACTTGGGTTTGGCAAATATCGGAATAACATTAAAGGACGGTGTAAAGGGTAAACAAAAGATTTATACCGGTGAGATTGGAGATGCATGGCAGGCTTATTCTTGTGATTGGTCTCCAAAGGGACTTGCTTCACTTGCTGAGGCTTATATTGAGCCGGTTGCAATTAAAGTTAACCAAGAGCAGTGCCTAGATGAATTTTGGGATGTTTGGATGGTAGAGAACACTCGTATCTCTCTTCAGGGTGGTATTCCTGAGCCTTTCAACACTTGGTACTTTGGCAAACTTCGTCAGAAGATGGGTAGAGAGTATGAAGAAATCTTTTGGCAGGGTGACAGCGCTCGTACTGCTACCACAAAGGCTTATCTGAATGTAACCGATGGTATCGAAAAGAAGCTTAATGGCAATACCGGTGTAACAAAGATTAATGGTGCTGCTTTCACCGTTGACAACATCCTTGCTCAGGTTGAGGCTGCTATCAATGCTGCTGTTGCTAAGGCTGCTGAGGGTGAGATTGACATGGAAGGCTACAAGGTATTTATGAACTACTCTGATGTGAAAGTTCTTGAAGTTGCCCTTGGTAAACTCTGTTGCCCAAATAAGGAAAGCATTTTCTCTAACTATGCTAAGAATGGTAACTCCATTTATGTGCTTGGTTTTGAAATCGTTCCTACAATGCAGAGCAGAAATACCATTATCGTAGGTCCTGTTAAGAACCTTGTACTTGGTTTTGATACTTTTGATAGTCATCAGGAGTATAAGATTATCGACATGCGAGACACTCTCGGAATCAATCAGTTCAGAATCCTTGCTATCAGCAATATCGCTGTTGGTATCGTATTCCCTGAGTTATTCGTATATAGCAGAGTGGCTTAATGCTAATCTCATTTGTCTAAACTCTATATATAATGCCGGGTGGGCATACAATATGGTATGCCTACCGGTTGTAAAAAATCAAATAATAAATTTAAAAATATAATTATAATATGGCATCTTGTTTAACTTGTAAACTTGCTAATGATATACTTAGGACCAACAGTTGTGGCTACTCACTTCCGGAAGTAACGGACATCTACCTTGCCAACTATTCTGATGTGGTTTCCACTGCTTTGGATGCTGATGGACAAAACATTACAGGTATCACATTGGCCACCGGTGATACTCAGTTCTATCACATTGAGCCTGCTAAGAACTCTACTACTTTCGAAGATGCATTGGTAGTTGAGGATTCAGGTGCTAAGTATCGTACACATACCCTTACTTTCTCTGTAACGGGTGTTTATGATGGCAATCGTCACTGCGACTTTGATAACCTTTCGCTTGGTCGTTATCTCGCTGTTGTAAAGACTGCTGAGGGTAACTATCTTGCAATGGGTAGAACTACCGGTCTTGAGGCTGAAACTGCTACTTTGAGTGGTGGTGGTGATAGCAACGGTATGCAGATTGTACTTTCTGCTAATATCGCTGAGTCAGTTGTTCCCGTAACCGGTGCTGCAATTGACGTTGTAATTGGCGCTTAATTAATTTAGTTAATTTAGTTTTTATTATTATTAAAATGGATTAGCCGTTTGGTTAGTCCATTTTTTTTGTTGTTCGATATGTTTACTATAAAAATTATTTATGGCTGTATCACTATATAAAAATCCCAATGGCTATCGTTTAGACAAGTTGGATGACGTTGTTTATCTTTTACCAAATGATGCGGTTAAGATTATTATTGATGATGGCGAAGCATATATCGAATGGATTGATGGTGCTCCCATTGTTCCTTTAATGATAAAATGTTTTAATCCGGCATTAACTGAAACTGATGAGTTGGACGAGAGATATGCTTTTACCCACTCTTTGACCTTCTCTGTCAATAACTATGCAAACGTAAACCTTTTCAGGGGTTTATATTATGCTGTTATTAAGGATATAAATGGTGTATATTGGATGGTCAATCCTGAATTTCCGGCTAAGGTGACATATCTTTATACACTTTCTGCAACGGAAAATAAGACTGACTTTACAGTAGCCACAATCTCAAATCATCCGGTTTTAAAAATAAGAAACTTTGACGATGCTGTATCAGGAGAAAGCGTTTTTGAATGTAAGGGATATAAGGTGTCTTTGGCAAATAATCATACCCCTTTGTTACTTAACGAAAAACTTTTCTCTTTGAGAAAGGATAACATAGTATATTACACAAATGACGGGTATAAGGAAATAGAGTACAATAAGAACAGCCTTACCTTTCAGGAGCAGTTTGACGGAAACCTTGTAAGCCACTCCTTAAACTTTAAGATAAGGTTTGATGATTACAAGAGCAGTTGGCACTATAATCTATTAGAGTTCGAAAAGAACACATATACAGCCGTTCTAAGGACTTCTGACAACCATTGGCTTGTAAGTGGCTTTGAGGTAGGTTATCGCCCCTTATACACAATAAATGCCGATGCAAATAATACTCCCAATAGCATTGAGATACAACTTATTGACGGGTATAATAATGGAAACTTCCTTGGTTACTTGGATGAAATAACGTTTTCTGAGATAGCAGAGAAATCATATAAATATACCACCAAGCATCATGGATGGGAATGTATGGGTCTTAACCTTGCAAGGTATCTATTGGCAGAAGAGGTGGATGCTTTTGGAAATCTTACCGGTAACTATAAGTGTAGGGTTGGATATGAATCAGAATTTACTGACCTTAATATTGTTGGCACATTCGATGAACCGGCAGAATTTGTTAATCCCAACTGTAGTGGTGAAGCCTGTAAAATGGAAACGTCATTGCAGACTATTAACTTTAATTCCACCGGAACAAAAACATATACACTGAAATGCTCTGATGCATGGAATATAAGAAGTACTGCAAACTATATAACAGTAAGTCCACAATCGGGTATTGGTGATAGGGAATATCAGATTGAGGTTACGAATACAAGGCAACCATCCTCATCTTTAATAACAAGCCAAATAGTGCTTGATTACTGCGATGAATCGGAATCGTATAACGTATATCTGAGGGATGAGAAGTGCTTACCGGTAGATACTTATAATATATCTGCAAATGCCCAATATCTTACTATTCAAAGTACTTGTTGTATAAGTGGCGCAACCGGTGGCGCTATTAAGAACATCGTTATTACAAATGATGGTGTAAAGGTTTTTGTGCCGGCAAATGAAACGGGTGCTCAAACAAACTATACCATAAATATCACCTTCTGCGATGGCTCAACAGATGATGTAACTATTGTTCAGTCGGCTAACTATGAGAATTGGGTAAGAGAAGGATATGTATGTGATGGTGGAAAGAAATATGAGGTGTTGTATCAGTATACAGGTGAAACACCTTCTACCATAAACATTAAGACCGGTAAAACAAAAAGGGGTGATGAACTTCCTGACCCATCAGGTGATTGTGAGGCTTCATCAAGAATGACAAGGTGGTACTATGATGAAGATGATATATGTGTGGATGGGTTGCTCTATCAACTACTTTATCAGCAGGAATCGTTCGATGATGGTATTCATTGGCAGGATACGGGACAATCAAAACTTGGTAAGCAAATACCTGATGTGAGTGGCACATGTGCCGGACAATCATCAATTCGTCTTATGCCAAATGCGGAAAAGGCATTGGTGATGATTGACGATAAGATGGATGTAAACCTTTCATATTATCTTTATAATATGAATGATATGTCTCAACCACCAATAACAGCATCATCCACCGGGTATTATGTAAGGTTCAAAGGTGACACAGAAACGGAGTGGAAGAGGATGTCGTATGAATCGCCGACAGTATATTCCAACTCTGCATATACAACGGGTTATTCGACTCAGGATAATCCCATACAATACTTTGATGTACAACTTATTGACCCATCAGGTAATATCATTGACAGAAGGGTGGTAAATGTAAGTTATAATGCCGGTGCTGTATTGGAAATAACTGATAAAATTGTTGGCAGGGTGCAGGGTTCGATAGATGCCATATCCGGAGAAGTAAGTTCCCATACCAACAGTATATCTGTCATTGAGCAAACCTTGTCATCCATAACCTCTACTGTAGAAAGACATACAAACTACATAGAGGGCAATGAGGTATGGAAGGAAAGTGCTGCAACAAGAATACAGCAAACGGCAGACGCTATTACTCAGGAAGCGAGTATGAGAACTTCTGCTGACACACAACTTGATAGTAGGATTACTCAGACTGCATCTGCTATTACTCAGGAGGTGTCTGCAAGAACTGCTGCTGATAACACATTAAACAGCCGGATAAATCAAACTGCGAGTTCATTAACTGCTGATATAAGAAGTGTGAGTGGTGATGTGGCGACAAATAAGACAAATATCGCAAGCATATCTGCAACAACAACCGGCATAGTAACGGAGGTGTCAGAACTTAATGAAAAGGTAGATAAGATTGGAAAATTCAAAAAGGAAGTATTTATTGACCTGTCAGGCAGAAATGAAAACACATATTATCCCGTTGGTTGTAAGATACCAAATACAACGGTTAAGATACAGGTATGGAAGGACTTGAACCAAGACGATTGGGGATATGCTTCTTGGGGTACTCATAATATTGGTGAAAAGGTATCCGGTAAGGGTGGTGCTTATCTTGAGTTTGAAGAAACTGTAAGAGGTAACAATTGGGGTCATTCGCTTGATATTGGCAGAAATATGACAAAGGTCGAATGGAACTTTTGTACCGGAGGTGAAGGTATAGTAGATGAGGCCACAAATATCGCAATGACAAAACCTGTTGGTAAGGTCATTCAGTGTACTGAGGATAGTATGGAACTTATACACCTTAGAGGTGGTATGAAGTATAGAGTTTGTGTTATGTCAGATACAGACCCATTGGATAGTGTAACCATACAAGCCTATCCAACCGGATATACAAAATCAGGTTATTTCACAGCATCCACCTTTACGGTTGCAAATGTAAGGAATGATACCATCATTAATGGCCTTCATTCGAAAGATGAGTATATGAAGGTAAGGGTAACTGATGCATCATATTCTTATGTATATTCTACTATACAGCAAGAGACATCTGCAATCACTTCTACTGTAAGGGCATTATCCGGTGATGTAACTGCAAATACAGAGAACATATCACAACTTAAGCAGACAACATCATCCATTACATCGTCTGTGTCAGCGTTAACAAAGACCATTGACGATTGGGAAGTGGGTGGAAGAAACTACATCATGAATGGTGCTTTCTTGCAGCCGGTTGAGAACAATCTTCCTATGTATTGGCAGTCTTGGGGTAGTCCATCGTTATTAGATGTATATACTGATGCATCAGGCAAAAAATGGATGCATGTAAGGCCAAGTGCAAGTTATAACTCAGGTAAATGGCAAGGATATAGACAATCTCATTGGAGTGACTATCACATAACCATTGATGGGGCTTTAACCTATACTCTTTCGTTCACTGCTTATGCTTCGAGGAATACTACAGGCCAAGGTGTGTGCTTCCATTGGATGAAGGGTGGTAGCATTGTAATTAAGCCGGGTGGAGGTTATTTGCAGAGCAACTTCTACTTTGACTTTACAACAGAGCCAACTCAATATAAGGTCACTTTTAAACCGGATGAGCATTCAGAATATACAGGAAGCCACCTTGATGGTTTTGAGTTCATGATTGGTCAGCATGCAACACCTTCTTATTATACAGATTTATATATCACCGATATAATGTTTGAGCAGGCAAGTTGTCCATCGAATTGGTATCCATCTGTTGAAGAGGAAGGCGCAACAATAACTGCTGTTAGAAGTGAGATACAGCAAACTGCAACGTCAATAACTGCATCTATTTATGATGAACTGAATGATAGAACGGGTATTGATGTAAGAGCCGGTGAAATCACATTGGATGCCGATAACACATATATAAATGGTAATCTTAATCTGTATGATTCATCCGGTAATGGCTTGACCATATATGATGAAAACAACTTTGAAAGGGTTAACATTCAGTCAAATTCCATTGGCGAAATTGCGCAAATGTCCGGTGATACACAACAAGCATTAACAAAGACTGTCACATTAAATTCAAAAACCAATTTCAATGGAACATCCGCTGTGACAGAAGGGTTTACAGTTGCGGCAGGCAAGACATTGGACATAAGCAATATATATTACCAACTTTATGCTGCGCCAACAACAGGTGGAACTGTCATTTATCCTTCACTTCCAACTATGCAGATTAAGATTGAACTTCTGAGTGGTAGTAGTGCAGGAACAG